CTTGCTAAGAATTGGACTGGTTCTCCGCGCTTCTTGAAGTCAAGTTTTAACACCTGACCCCAATTTCGTGCAGCTCTCTGGTAGGCCTTGTCTGCTTGTTCAGCAGTGAAACGATCAGGGATGGCTACTAAGCCATCATCCCCACCGTATACACCAAGTGCCTCCCATGCCTTATCAAATGACATGCCGAGTTCACACATTGCGCAGAACGAAATGAATGCTGTCAAGATTGTGTTAAAGAGAGATGTCTCAGGGCTTCCTGAAGCCCGAGCAAACCCAGTTTCGTAGTTCTTTCCATTAAGAGCTCCGGGTTTGTTGTACTGTTCTCTCATCCACTTTAGCATTTCCTTGTCTTCTCCGAACAGACCGATCATTATTGGTTCCTCAATAAGCTCTCTTACTTCTTGAGTCACATGACCATCCATTCTTGAGAAATCTGTTTCTGCCACCATCGAAGCAGCAGAAACAATTTCTGAAACCCTTTCCGCAATTTCAGTTGGTTTGCGGAAAGCATACCAGTTAAACTTCTTGATGTGTTTACTGGCAGCTAAAGTGTACCTTGAGTACTCTAATTTCGTAAGGCCGGGGAGTGTTGATATCACCCTTGGTGTCCCGACCTTGGCGTAAGCTTCACGCTTCATGAAGGACTTGATGGTGTCGTCTACGACTTCACCAACATTGCTCGCCTCTTCAAGGATAGCACGTTGTTGTCTTCTCTGTTGATTGTCATAAACGTCATCGTACTCGACAACGCTCAATTTGGCATTTCCAACTACCTTTGACACGAACACCCGTGCCAACTTCTTCTGTTGGTTTGACAATTCCAGAGATCGTACCTGTTTTAAGTTTGTCACTCTCGATTCGACACCCCATGTTGTAGTTGCCTTGTCCTGACCAGGTGCAAAGCATCCTCCAGCAACAATTGCTGGCATGAATGGGGCGATGGTATCCTTAGATTCACCATCTTGCTTTAAGTCGGCAGTGTAGTTGATAACGCCTTCTTCAATGTTGGCAACGTAAGGAGCTTTGATCCCCTTGTTTTCACGAATGTAATCTGCCAAGATTACACCCACGTTTCTATCGGATTCGGCCCATGATGCGATAGATCCAACATTTGCGCTTTGCTTGGAAAGTCTGTCTGAGGCGAACATACGCTCCAATGTTGCCACTGGAACGGTCGCTTCTCCATAAGTACCAGCTCTTCCAACTGATACAAACAGACCCTGCTTCGTTTGCTTATACAATGTTGCCCAGCCGTTGGTGACTGGTTTCAAAGGTGATAATTCGGTACCCCGAATCCACCACATTGCAAACCATGACGAGAAGCCAGTCCAAGTTCCTGTTGGTGTAAACAAGACCATCTTCCTTTCGGAAGTGACCTGTCTGTGATCAACAAGATAGTGTGTTACGCTCACTGGAATTCCAAACAGTCGCTTTACAGCGATGAATGAATCACATGTGTAATCCCAAATCTGATGCATGTAAACTGCACCACCTGAGACATGAGTTATCAGATTGTTCTCATTGTCAAAATAGTGTACTGAATCTCCAGTAGACTTAGCTACAACACTAGGTTGTGTTGTGTAGACAATACTTGGCTCGGATCTACCCGCCAAGTAATCTCCCATTTCCATGTAGTAATCTACATCGATCATGTAAGAGAGTCCAGTTTCAGGATCATTTCTCGGTTCCACCGGGATGTCCTTCGACCAACGCCAATCTCTGTAACCAGATACTTTGTGGTACTGATCACTAGATGACATCTGATAGCTGTAAGCGGGCACACCCAACTTTTCTGCTATTTTCGTTGAGAATACCCTACCGCTGCTTCTAGCCGCGGCAGATTCTCCGTGAGAGTGTTGCTCAATAACACGTACTGAAGGCAACGCCTCATCTTGGAACGTTTTGCGTACTTGCCTCACATCTAATGAGGGTTTGTACCGGAGGCGATCCAAGACTCGAGTTACTGTCATTCTCATGACACGTTCACTCTGACATATTAACCGAACACTTACAGTTAATACCCATCCGGTCATCATCAAAATGACCAGGAAAACCATAAACCATAACACCTCCATGTTATAGAATATTTACTTTACGGACAAAGTCCAAGAAATTTAATACTTCAAATATTAA